TCACTTTTCATCCGTCGTTGACACCAGAATCCCCTCCGCCTGAGCAAGACCACGACTACCTGATCTCATGCCAGGAGTTAATGCGTTGATATCTATTCCAGCAGTATCTGCTGCTTTTGCTATTTCGTCTGACACGTTAGCTGACTGTCTGGCAATAATCTCTCTTCCTGTACCAGACTTTGCCATTTTCGAAACATCAGCAGCGGAATTTATTGCCCCGCCACCAAGAACTTGAGGTGATTTAGAGGTTAAGATCCTTCCAGCCCCAGAAAGTATCCCCTGAGCACCAATATTGATACCACCGTTAATGGCAGCATTTTGTGCAAAATCACCCTCCTGATTTGCAGCATCAGCAAGAGAACCGGCAATCATGTTTCCTGCGGAACCGATGTCTCCTGCGAGCTTTGCTGGCGCTCCAGCAGCTTTTGCCGCTGTGCCAATTGGCAGGAGATACCCACCAATTGTTTCACCGGCTTGCGCGTAAGGGTCTGTCGGTCTATCGACTGGACGATAGACATCATCCAAAACCTTGGGGCCACCAAGCCCCTGGCTGATTGCATTAATCAGACTTGCGCCACCCTGCAATACGTCAAATGGTATGTTTACCAGACCACGACCAGCCTGTTCTGCAATTTGCCCTGCACTTTGACCACCTGTGAGCCAATCACCAGCTTGTTGCATCAATGATGGTTCTTCTTTCTGCTGCTGAGGCGGAGGGTATGCTGCATAAAACTGATCTCTTGCTTCAGCCCATTTGTCACCAGCCTTAGGGGCAACAACCTCATCAAAATATTGCGCTTGAGCCTGTGCTTTCTGTTCTTCAGTTAACGCCTGATACTGTGGAGAAGCGATAACATCTTTCCATGCCTTAGCCATTAATCACCCCATAAAGACGAGAAACCGGACTTATTGCTGTCGCTTCCTGATTTTCGCTCACTAACATATGTGTCATAACCTGATGAACTATATCCCATTGATTCAGCCTCCCTTGCTGCAACCTTTTGAAATACAGAATATTGCGATCGGATTTCAGATAACTGTTTTCTGACGACCTCTTCAGGCTGTGTTATATCGAGTTTCGCGATCAGGTTTTCCAGTTTTTGGCCTTCAGCATTGGAGAGGCTACCCATACCTCGCATAGTCTGCACGTTCTGGACAAACGCACCCGACTTTAATTCTTCTATCGCATTACGGTTTGCAAGCCCTTCAGCACTTGTGAAGCCATCTATATTTCTTCCTTCGAAGCGACCGATACCTTCAAGCTCCTTCTTACCAAGCAAAGAATCAATTTTCTCTATCCCTCGCTCACCAGTAATCAACGCATTGTTGTAATTATTGTTGCCATCAAGCCATCTCTTAGCCTGAGACATTCTGGCTGACGTTGCAGCTTTACCGGTTAGAGGATCAATTCCCGTCGCTGCTATCTGTGAGTTAAGAGACAAAACATCCATATCCTGAAGTTGTCCTGCTCTTTCAAGGGCCGCCTGTGACTGCTTAAACACATACTTGTCGTGATTCAGTCTTGCCATTTGAGCCTTATAGGAAAGATCCTGCCCCCTAATAGCCCTCGCATTCGTCATGTCATTATTGCGAATGGTTTCGTTAATTCTTTGCTGCTCCTGCTGGCGACCAACCATCTTATCCTGAACAGCAAACGCCTTTTCTGGTCCAAGCGCACCGAGAGACATAGTAGTCAGCATGTGTGATAGCTGCTCTGGATTCTGGATACCTGTCTGAATCATCCAGTCAGCATTCGCACCCACGCGATTTAACCTGTCCTTGTTGTCAGTAATGAATTTACTGTAGGCTTCCGGTCCCTGAGAAAGAGCGACGTTAGCCCTCATGGCTAAATCGCCCATATCGTTACGTTGCTGATCATTAAGACCGGAAAACGCCTGTTGTGCCTGTGCAACAAACGCTGGATTTTCCTGGGCAAACTTAAATAGTCCCGATGGATCACCAGAAGCCCATGCATCAGCGTGAACCTTATTGAACGCATTAATCGCTTTCTGTTGCTGTTCCTGATTGTAAATATCAGCAACTCCAGCCAGACCACGTAACGCGGTCAGACCAACGTTATTTGCACCTGAGCGAGCCAACTCATTGTTTTCGCGGATCAGACCAAGCGTTGCGTTAATGTCGCTTGCCTTTGGTGCATTCTCGTTTTGCGTACCGATGCCAGCCAGAAAACCACCAGAATTAATACCCTGTTGCCACGTAGCCATGATTACCCCTTAAAACAACGAGCCAAGCAGACCAAGACCGCCGCCAACAGCAGCACCAATACCAGTACCAATACCTGGAACAATGCTGCCAAGCTGTGCTCCAGCAATTGCTCCAGAGGCAGCCCCACCTATTGCAGATTGAAGACCGGAAGGTCTATTAGCGTTTGCCGCCGCCAGTGCCGCGCTTTGCTGTGAAATCTGGCTCATGTTGTTGGCATATGTTTGCCCGGCGTTTGCCTGCCCCTGAAGAGCGCCAAGACCAATATTTGCCAGATTCTGGTAGTTGTTCATTTGTCCAGATAGCCATTGCTGGCCAAGAGTTGGTGCGATTGTTGCTAACTGATTACTGGTTGCGGTGGAACCTAATCCACCTGTTGCTTCCGCTGCCGCCAGACTCTGATAGCGCGCCTGACCAGCAAGGTCTTTGTACTGCTGAGAGTTGTAATACTGGTTAAGCGCCTGACCTTGCCCCTCCAGAGACGATAAGTTCTCGAGGCTGCCGACATACTTCTCAGCCAGAGGAGTAAACGGTTTCAGGTTGTTCATGATGATGTTGAACTGCTGATTTTGCAGGTCTGCGGCATACTTCTGAGCTTCTGCTGCATACTTTGCGCTTTTATCGGAGCCACCTTTCCCGCCTTTTTCAGGGAAATAAGGTTCCTCGCCGCGCAGTTTTCTGCCCAGCTTAAATGCATATAACATGGCTATCTCCCGTGATTCAGGAAGTCGATTAGTTCTTCGCGTGTGGCGCTGTAAAACGTCACGTCATCCACGCCTTTGAAGTATTTCTTGATGGTTCCTACACGCTTAAGGCCAATCATTGCGCAGTACATCTGCCCGTGGCGGAATTTGCGTGCAGCGAACGATGTGACGCACTGAACGGTGGTGTTAGTCAGAATGTATCGCCAGAACGCCATCCCGATTTCCTTGCTGAAGCCGCGAATCTCTGGCAGGTACATGGCGTGGCAATCAAAGGTGAGCGGCTGAATCTCCTGATAGTAAACAATTCCGCCGAACTGCCCATGCACGTTCACCTCAAAGTAACGGCAATCAGGTTTGTAGTCGTATCCATCACCGTTGTTGCTCCCGGCGATAATGTCAGGGTGATTTCCTACGGCTTCTATCAGGTCGATGTTTCGCGTTGGTTTGAATGTAATCATCAGTCAATCAGCCCATGTAATCTAAGTGCCGTTTCAAGCGCCAGAATACGCTGCCGCGCCTGCTGCAAACCTGTAGCGAGAGCCGCGACTTCGGATTGTGTGTACGTAGTGCCGACCGTGTATGACTGGTTAGCGTTGAATGAGCCAAGAAGAGGTGTACCTGTGGCTGCAGTCCATCCGGTATTTCTTGCTCCAACAACCTGAATTCCATCAACTGAATATGATGTTTTTACATCCAGCGGTGACGCAAGAGACTGCGATTCGGTTACGGTTTTCGATACGTAATCACTCTTAATGCCAGAGACATTGTTTTCTACGTCATCCAGTCTTTGGTCAACAGTGACCAGATGCGCCTGAATATCGATAACCTCATCCAGCAAGTAATCAACATCGCTACGCAGTACGACTATCTTCCCTTCGGCAGTTGTTAACCTGACCTCAAGTAGATTTATCGCTTTTGTGTTTGCGGTGATTCTTGCGTCGTGATCAGCCAGTTCGACATCCTGTTCATCGTTTTTTACCTGGGCATCGTAAGCGCCCTGACCAGCCTGATTTGCCTTCCCAGCAATTGCAGCGACATCAGCTCCCTGATTTATGACATATAGTAGGTAAGACTGGCTGAATATATTGCGTGGAAGGATTGATGTATCGAGTCGTGTAGCCTGAATTGTTACCGGCTCATTGAGATTCGAATCAGCCATTACTCAATCCTTATCTGGCAGCCAGACAGAGTGACAGGTGACTTCGTGATAACGCGCAATTTGAAGCCGACATTTTTCCTGATGCGCCCGACTCGTTTCCACAAAACACGCTTGTCGTAAACGAACGGTTCATTCTGCTCAATCATCTGCTCACGCCCGTAATTGATGCCGTCAGTGGTTGCAGAGAGGAACAGGCGGTCGGCGTACTGCGCAACACCAGTTGACGATTCAACCTCAAGGTCGAACACTCTTGCGTTATCCGCTTTGAACAGCGGAGTAAACAGCAGATGTTCCTGTTGCTTGTCGTACTGGCTGCTGATATCGAACTGCAATTTCCCGGTCACGGATTCCAGCTTATCGCCGCACGTTATCTGATTGCCTTCGTAAATGAAGTCGATAGCGCGGTACACATCGTCATACAAGCCAGTTTTCAACACACACCATTGCGGACCATTGGCGCTTGAAGATGCGTCGTACACGAGAACATGACGCGGAAGGTGGATAATCAGCAACTCATGCGCATCAAATCGCAGCGATTCCATCACGCCATCAGCCAGTTCATCAGCAGTGTAGGAGCGGAGAATTTTCTCAATGCTCGCGCTGGCGATTGGTGATACCTGACCGGATCCGATGATGTATACAGACGGCGCACCTGTTGCCGGATTGCTGATGAATGCATAAGAATCAGCAAACGGCGTTTTGCAGTAAGTCCCGGCGATGCCTTTTTGCACCATCAGTGATGGCTGTGCGACATACAAAGCGGCACCAACGGTGGTTGCGCCAGTAAGGGAGAAATATTCAATAGTCGATGAACCAAAGCAGACGATGAAGTCTCGCCATGTCCCGATGCCGATGATGCCGTCAGGCTGCGATTCGGCGCGATATTGTGCACTGTATCGGTCAGGGTGCGATTCGTCTTCAAGGTCAGTGATAAACCATGAATCAGTTCCGTCTTTTGACCACGCATAACGCCCACGTAAGCGCGTAATGTCGCGGACTGAGCCTAACTCATACTGCGTGAATCCGCTGTCTGTAGGCCAGTTTGAGACGGTTTTAACCGTGCCATCATAACGATACTCAACCAGTTGACCATTAACGCCTACAGCCTGAGATGTTCGACCATGCGCCATTGATACGCGACCACTTCCGGCGACGTCACCGACTTCGCTTTCGCCTTTGTAGAGCTTGCCGCCACACACACGATAAACAGCATTCTGCGCCATGTTGTACTCGACGCCGCGAGATACACCGTTCACATCAGAGCGTTTGGCAATGCCAGGGAATGAGCGAAGATATCCGCTGCTGTTCAGGATTTCTTTGGGTGTAGCCAACATATTCACTGGCAGATAGTCGATATAGTCGGCGTTTCGAAAGTCTTTGCCGACACCTTTCATAAGCGGAAGTTGCTGAATCGGCATTATTCGCTCCCGTTATCGCAAGGTTCCTTTCGGTGGAAGTAATTCCAACCGTTCCACTTCGCCAACTGGTTTCCACTGCCAACAGGCATACGGTTTGGATAACCGGACTTACATTTTGCGGCTTTTGCTCTGTCCATTGCAGACAGTTTGACGAGTCGCTCTTTCCCGTATCTGGCAGTGGTTATAAGTTTTGCAGACGCTTCCAGCGCATAATCCGGAGCAATGCGGCAGGCAAGGTTGAAAATGACGGCATTGATAGCGTTATTTGATAAGCCGTGTTCATCGCCAGGATCTGGAGCGACATCTGCATCAGCGAAAATGTAGCCAACGTTGATACCTGGTGACGCATCACCGCCAAGCCATTCAGCCATCATCATTTCAAGATCATTGACGCCATCTTCCATGGACTGCGGTTCGACATCGGTTAACGTGGCATTTGATGCCACACCGAGCTTACGTAATGCCGCAAGAACTAAATCACCCTTCGTTGTCAGGTTCATCTGCTGCCGCCTTAGGTTTTCGACCAGGCTTTTTACGCTGTTTTTCTTCTGGCTCTGGCTCTGGCTCTGGCTCTGGCTCTGGCTCTGGCTCTGGCTCTGGCTCTGGCTCTGGCTCTGGCTCTGCAACATCCTTAAGAAGGTCATCGGGATGTGCAAACCAACCAGCATCCAGATATTCCTGAATCTCTTCGGCTTTCACGATTTCAAAGTCGTAGCCAACGCCTTTCCACTTCTTCATGTCGCCATGACGAAAGATCATGTGTGTCATGTTTGTCTCCAGATAAAAAAGGGAGCCGAAGCTCCCTCTGGTTATCACGCAGTCTGGTTAGGCAGACCAACGCCAATTGCCTCTGGTCGCACAGCACATGCTGAATACCACATAGCAATACGGCACTTACCAGACAGAGTGTTGATATCACCCTGCGTTGCGAAGATGCCGTTAATACCAATACCAGGAATGCTGAAGGAAGACGTTTTCATGCCAGCAAACAGTTCATGGGTTACCGGGATCGGCTGAGACAGCAGGCGGATTGAGTCATCAGCCCAGAACACGTTAGCGGTGGTTGTTGCCACGTTCAGAACGTTTACCGGAGTGGCATCAGCAAGAGATGTGTTTACATTAGCGTAAGCCTTCTCTTCTTTTGTCAGTGAAGCGTCATCAAGCGCAATCGGCTTCGGCGTGATTTCGATGTGAGTACCATCGATCACACGGGTGATTGAGAAAGTCGCATCATCAGTCAGCACGTTCTTCGCCATCTGAGACAGGAATTTCACACCAGTGAAGCTGATTTTGTCGCCGCGCTTAAATCCGGTGGTGGAGGATACGGTCACCGTTGCAACACGGTTGTCGACGTTCTCTTTGTTACCATCGGTATCAAGGGTGTATGCCTGCGGCTTAAACTTCTGCGCACCAGAAACAGTTACACCAGTAGCGGTTGACTTGGTAACTGCCGGAAGTTTCGGTGAGCGAAGAATTTCATCAAAGCCAGCAATCTGACGCTGAATAGTACCGTTGCGATATGCTTCTTCAGGAACGCGCCCGAAGATGTCACCATCTACCAGGTTGCGGCCTGCTTTGCGGTAATCGTCAGGGTTCAGGAAGTAACTGATTCCCATGTCGCGGTTTAGCTCGCGGGAGAACATCAGGCGCTCTGCATCAGACACAAAATCCCAGCCAGACAGACCAGTAGATGGACCAATTGCGCGGGTATCGTGAACAACAAGTGAGCCCATTTCAGTTGCCTGTTTGGCAATCGCTGACTCAATGTTATTCGCCAGTTTTTTGGCGGATGCCTGGATGCGGCGACGGTAAGAACGCTCATCACGCAGGTCATCTGCACGAAGCTCGAAGAAATCGTTATCCGGATCGCCCATGTTGCATTTCACGGACAGTTCCAGAATACCGGTAGCGTTGCCAGTTAAATCCCAGCCAGTCTGGGTTGGCGCTTCCTGCTCAACAGGCATCCACACGGTGTTGCTTGAACGCTGCATGTATTCTGCCGGAGGGGTGTATTTTGTCACTTTGGACGCCATTGGCGTCAGATTCTGGACGGTTTCGATGATTTCATCCAGAGCATACGTGACCAGTTGACCTTCATTTAATGCCATTATCGAATTCCTTTATTCAGTTGCGCCTTGAGCTTGCGGTACGTCTCTACATCCCCTTTGTTTGCTGCCGCTTCCATCTGCTTTTCAATCGCAGAGATATTTGCAGCAACAGCGTGTCCCTGAATTGGTTCATCAGGTAACGGGGCTTCTGAAACAGGCTTGGCTCGAGGCTTGAGAGTTAAACGTTCTGACAGTCGAGTGAGTTCAATCAGCGCGGATTGCCCGTCCATTGCCAGCAACTGGCGTGTTTTCTCAGGATTAGCACCAAGGTGATACATGAGAGCAGCGGATTTCTCCGGGAAGAGGCGCATGATGTCGGCACCGACTGCTGGCGGCACCAGTTGCATGAATGCATCCTCTTTCTCCTGATAGTCAGGGATATTGAGCTTTTCCGCTGCGTCGTAGTGCTTACGGGCTGCCTCGACGTATTGCGCTGATTGCTGGGTGAACTCCTGAGTTTTGCGACCCTGCTCGGCGACAGCCTGGCTTCGTGCGTCCATAGCCTTGATCTGCCATTCACTGTTTGCCTGCTGGAAGGCAGCCAGTGCGCGGCTCTGGTCATAGTCGTACTTAGCCAGTGCATCTTCGGAAAGATAATCGTTAGGGTCTGGTTGTTTTGGTAACTCAGGGTTCACCCGCAGGTGCTCCGGCAACTCTCCACGCTTAACTGCTTCCATCTGCTGCTCAAGCTCACGCTGGCGTTTGCGTTCGATGCGGCGACGGGCAAATTCAGCATTAGTTGCCGGGTCTTGTTTTGGTTTCTCATCGTCTTTCAGGACAATCTCGAAGCCTTCTTCCTGACCTGCGTTGTCGTTGGCATTATCGACAACTAAGCCATCAGCAGATGCCGCTGCATGATTGCCGGGCAGGGTTAATTCTTCAGAAGCCTGAATGTCGGTGGTTTGGTCCATGATTAACTCTCTCTTATTGAGGTGTCTCGGCTACTCCGCCGGAGGGGATTTGAACTTGACGCATAAGATTCGCGAAATCCATGCGTTGTGAATGAGTCTGGTCTGCATCTTTAAGAAGCAGCTCAGCGTTAGCACGAGCATCTTTGCTGCGCTGTTGCTGGAATTGACCTACGAGCTTGAGGTACTCACGCAGTTCTGCCTGCTTGTCGAGGTCCATATTGTTGAAGATTTCTGCAATCTTCGCGGCGTTGAGTTGGTTTTGGGCTTCAACCTTGGCGGCTTCAACCTGAATCTGCGCCTGTTGGTTCTCTGCCTTGAGCAATTCAGCCTGACCTTGCAGAAGGATACCCTGTGCCTGAATTTGCTCTGCTGATGGCTGCTGCAGCTGCTGTTGAGCCTGCTGTACCATCTCCATCTCTTCAGGTGTTTCTGGTTTCTTCAGCCCCATCATCACCAGTTGCTTGTTCGCGTACTCTCGCATCATCTCGACGCCTTTACCGTCAAGCAGCGTGAAGTATTGCAGCATCAGCATCTGGAACTCTGGAGTACCTTGCGGAACCTTGGTGAGCAACTCCTGAATCTCTGCGCGGTTCTGTTCCTTCATACTCTGGAAGGATGGCCCAACGTCTGTATAGCACTCATATCGACCGCGAATGTCGTTGAGTGTGACCACATTGCCAGACTGGTAATCGACAACTTGCGCATAGAGTTGAACGTCTTTCTCGCTTCCATCTTCAAGTGTCAGCGTTACATGACGAGGAATGTCATAAATATCGTTGACCATTGAGGCATAAATCTCGCCATCACGTCGCATTGCGGTAGCCAGGTTATCCTGAAACACGTATGTCTCAAGGTCTGCCCGCATGTTCAGTTGATTGACGGTATCGAAAGCGACCTGAGAGTTTGCTGCCTGCGCATCCACACCAAGACTAGCCACCTCTTTCACTGCGTTGGTGGCAGCCTCAAGCATGTAAGCGTTGGCTTGCGGCACTTCAGGGTTTTCCATGTAGGAGATTGGACCAATCGGCAGGTCGTTACCGTTTTCATCGGTCCTGTTCTGCAGATAGTACGGATAGTCATCATTTCCACCGTACATGTATTCGTAGCCTTCGATTTGCTCAGGGAAGAAGGTCGGTTTCTTCTTCGGTGAGCGAGCAACAATATCGGCGTTGAATGACATGATCATGTTACGAAGGCGTTGACCGTCTTTCGTCAGCCTTACCACTCCTTCGTAGCACTCCTTGTCACCAGCGAATGACCATTCGCCATACACTGGAACGATTGGAATATGCTCTCCGGCTATCTTCTCGCGGTCTTTCAGTATCTGCGTGCAGGTGATGATCGACTTATACACACGCCGACGCTTGACCTTACGCTCTGCTACCTTAATGAATCCACGATTAGCCAGGTCGTCGATGACGTCTTTGATATCCTGCTGGTAATAGCTGACCGGCTCACCTGTCAGCGGGTCGCGGTAGATGAAGACCTTCTCTTTCTTCTCTTCGACCTCGTAATACTCAGCGACGTAGACGACATCATTCGATACCCAAGGGAACAGCCATGTATCGTTCGGATTCTGGAAAGATGGCAAGGTATCCGGATCAATACCGTAATCCTCTGCGAACTCTTTCCAGCCATTGCGTGACAAAGCGTTAATCACCGTGCAGTGCTTAGCGTCGCTCTTATCCATCTGCTTGCTGTTTGCGTCCCATATGACGTGTGAGCAGGCTTCATGGATTGGCAGGCGTCGAATTACCTGATTGTTGCTTGTTGGATCGTTGTCTTCGTACTGCGTGACCAGACGCCATGCACCAACGCCGGACTCTATCTGCTCACGAACGCCAACGTTAACGGCAATCTTTGCCGTGTTATGGCGCATATCAGTACGATACATCCCCATCAACACATCGGCTGCATCAGGATTAGCACCGTCTTTTGGTCGGAAGAGAACGTCGATAGGGTTCCGGCGCATCTCTGCGACCAGCTTCCTGACCACCGGGCGAACAACATCGAATTGTCCGCGATATTGCAGGGTCGTGTAGTTTGATAGCCAGTCATCCCATTGCGACACTCGGCTAAAATACAGGTCATTTGTCGCCTCGGTTCTGGCTTCATCGCTCGCCATCCAGTCCGCGTCAAACTTACACAGAATCGAATTGAGTCTGTTTTCGTCGGCCATTTAAGTTCTCCGTGCGATGGGCCTGATTGGGGCTGGTATCTTTTTCTCTTTTGGTTTTTTGATGTCGCGCATCATTTTTGCGAAGCGGCGCATCATGTATGCATAGCGAACGGCTGAGAGAACGTCGTCGTTAAGCTTGACGATTTTCCCGTTTTCATCACGGTGATAGAGGCGGAACTCCTCAAAGAATGGCTCACAGGTGTTGAATACTTTGAAGCGACCATCAAGCATCATGTCGCGCAATTCAGTGATTCCAGGCTCAACAGCATTACCGCCATCAGGCCATGTCGCATGCTCCTGCAACATCATAAATCCAGCGTCTGCATACTGCCCTTTGAGCTGCTCACCGCCGCCCTTCTCATGCTGGTTTCCGTCATGAGGCCATGCGGTTGGCACTTTATGCGCCCATGATTTAACGGCTCCCCACGCCTGAACGGCTGTTTTTTCTTTCGCCTTCCACACGCGTGAAACGTAGATTGTGTCTGCGTCTTTATCCCACCAAAGCTGAACCTGCGCCTGCGGGTGATCCCATCCGAAATCCATCCCGCCAATTACGTAGAAGTGATCAGGACACTCGAACGGCTGACACTTAATCGTCTCTTCCGGTATCTGAAAGATTCGACCGCTACCCATCGTAGGAATACCGCGAGCACGCGCCTCTCTCTCATGCTCGGGATAGGATGCAATGATTTGCTCTTTCTGCTCGTCGGTGTAGTGCTCAGCGTCATAGATGGTCATGTTGACCACTTTCTGCGACTTGCTGGGATTCTTCAGGAACTTGGTAACAACGTCAGACATCCCCATCAGCGGGGTAAACGTCAGAATTGAGAATTGCCCGTATTTGTTGGTACGGGTAAGCCCTTCGCCATAAATGCTGTATGGTGGCTCTTCGTCAAACCACACGCCGTGGATTGTGTCACCCTGCCAGCGAGCACGGCCTTGCGAGTATGGTTTGAAGTAGCAGATTGAAATGCCATCTTCAACGCCATCAGCCGTGTGATGCTTAACCAGAAGGTGATCAACAAGGTTCGGAAAGAAAGGAGACTTCTTCCAGCTAATGATGTCCTCTTTCGGTATGGAACCGTAGCCTGGCTCATCATTCTCTTCGATACGACCGCACAGGATGCGTTGAGTCGTTTTGGTTACAGTCTCGTTTGTCTCGCCGCCAATCCAGAAGACAACAGGCTCATAGAAACGCTTACCTTTCCACTCCCCGCCATATTTACCATCAGCCGGATAGCCTTTTGTTCCCGGATAACGCCCTGTAAGGTGAAACGCGACTTCAGCAGCACCAGTAAATGACTTACCAAGCTGGTTACCAGCCATAAAACAGCGCTCTGGATAGTCATGCCCGGCGTCGATGAACTCACGCTGTTTGCTGTATGGCGTAAATTCATATAGCAGGTGTGTGTTACGGTAGTTCTCTTCTTCTTCGAGTAGCTCGAGCAATTCGATTTGCTCTTCATCGCTCAGGTTATCAAGAATCGCGTCCAGCTCCACGGTTGAATAGCTCCTTGATACGAGAGCGCCGCTTATCGCGATCTCCCTTATCAGGTGTCACGTCTTCAACTTGCGACTGCTCTTTGAGGCCCAAATCACGGGCGATGATGTTAGCGTTGAGAAGGTCAGCGGCTGCGCCAGAGAATTTCTGGTCGTAGATGACCTGTTCTGCTCGCGTAACGACTTCAGATAAATCTTCTCGCAGGCGATATGTGCGCCATGTTTCAAGCGTCACATCAATGAACAGAGTGAGTCCGGTAATGGTCATCGCTCGCATCTTGGCGATAGGCTCTTGTATCACTTCACCCTGATACGAGAACGCCTTCATCTCCCATAGCGGGTTAGCTTCCACCCACTCGAAGTATTCACAACAAGCAGCCCACAGCGCCTCAGGCGATTCGAATTTAGGGTTTCGCCCATGACTACTGCGGGCCTCCCAAAATCGGTTGCCCTTTGGTGCTGCCATATTCATCTCACTTAATTGTCATTTCTGGTCGTTGGCTCTTCATGCTTTCAATCAATGACTGCTTCAGCAATTCGAGTGTGCCAATCGCCTCACATACACTGATTTCACCATAATCATGGATGACGCTTTCCAGCCGCTCGTATAGCTCTTGAGTAATTGGGAATTTCTTCTCCTTACCCAAATTGATTACGCGGCTCACATCATGCTCCGGTAGTGAACAGGTCTAACGCTTCCTTCGATTTACGCACCGCTTCGAATGTGCGGATCGTGATATCCGAATTAGCGCCGCCTGACTGGAAGTGAATTTTGAATAGCTCAAGCTTCAGCTCGTCAGTGCCAATGAATTGAAATGCTTCCTCTGCGGCTGCGTTCTGGTTCATGACCAGCTTGTAAATCTCTAACTGGAATTTCTGTTCTTCAGTCATGGGAATAATCTCTGCCATTGTTGGCTCCGTTTATCCGTTAAAAGGGATATCAGTTAAGTTATCCCGTGTAGGGTATAAGCCATTGTCAAGCCCACCAGTAGATGGGCTTTGTAATGGCTACTTCGCTTTTGCTTCCGCTCGCTTACGCCGGCGCTCTTCTTTCCTCTCGGCTTTTGCCATGTCCATGAATGCCTGCATGATCGAGTTCCGCATCATGTAGCTAACAAAGTGATGATTGACACAGCCGTTGAGGCGCAGCTGCTCGCCAAACTCATCCACCGAGGCCAATGCTTCCATCATGCCCTTCTCGCCTTTCATGAACTCTGAGAAGTCGCGCCCCGCTCTGGAGGCGCATTCAATGACACGATCACTCATCCCGGAAGCCCGGGGATCGTTATCTGCAGCTGGTTAGCCAGGGAGTTAATCTCAGCGACCAACACTGGCTTCGTATAGCGCCATGCCGCCAGCCCTTGTCCACAGAAGCTCGCCATATCTTTTTTCTGATCAAACTCATGACACTTCATATTGAGCTGCGCACTTAAGCTGTTGCGATGCTGAAGTTCTCCGGTGAAGTAGTCATCCAGGACTTTATAGGCTGCATATTTAAATCCGGGGTTTAGCCATGCTGCATAATCATAAGCAACAAACTTCCCGCCATATGTTCCACCGTGTACACCGCGCTCAGTAAAAACCACAGATTCGTGGTTTTTCTCCAGCTCGGCTAAGAACTCTTTGGTCTGCTTGTTTCGCAGGTAGTGGTACGGAGATTCAGATTCACTTTTACCACTGGCTTTCCACATATCAGTGAGGCAGATCATGCCATCTTCACCGATACGAATTGGTTGATTGAAGAGGGTTAATGATTTCATAGCGTGTACCTACTCTTTGAAATGAACCTTTGCCGCACAGGAAACCAGCCCACCGAGGCTCGCCAGCACTAACTGGTATCCTCAAAGGCCCATTCCAAAGGGGCAGGTTCGGTGTAAAAAACATGCGTTGCGGTACGCATTTATTGCAAAAAGCCCCGCATCGCGAGGCTCATTAAATTGACTTTGTGATTTGCAAAAAAATTATTTCAGGCATTGCGTCCTGATGTACTCCTGCAGGTAGTTAACCTGCGCGGTTATCCTGTCGATTCCACTTCTGAAACGGTAATAATTGAGTTCAGCATCTGCTGTAAGTCTTGGGCTTTCTCCATCGCCCATGCTGCTGGCTCCGGTCGTTGACTTTGCACAGGTGGCGGCGACTTGCAGGCGCTTACGACCAGCAGAAACATCAGCACGGAGACTTTCGATAGTCGCGTTAGCATCAGCAAGCTCCTTTGTGTATCTGGCGTCGAGTTCTGCTACATCACGTTGACGCTTCTGCATGTCAGCGATGATGGATGCGGCCTTATCGCGCTGCTCTTTGTAGGCGATGGCGTTATCACGGTAATGATTAACAGCCCATGACAGGCAGACGATGATGCAGATAATCAGAGCGGAAATAATCGCGGTTAACCTGCTCATTGCTGCCCCCACAAACAGACTTCACGCTCAATATCACGACGGGTCATCAGCCCTTTCCATTGCTTACCGCCAGCGTATGTCCAGCGACGTAGCTGGTCACATGCGCCTTTGATATCGCCCTGGTTTATTTTGCGAAGAAGCGTCGATGTTCTGAAATTGCCTGCACCCACGTTGTAAACGAACGAGTAAAGAGCGCCGCGCGTTGTTTCCGGTATATCGACTTTGATGTACGGGTTAATTTGTCTGGCGACCGTGGCAAGGTCTTTATTCAGGAGGGCTTTGCATTCTGCTTCGGTATACGTTTTACCGGGAATGATGTCTTTTCCTGTATGTCCGTAACATACAGTCCATACACCAACTATGTCTTTGTAAGGATTATGTCTCACACCTTCCAGACCATCGTTACCACTTGGGCCAGTGATTAACACAGATGCTATGGCAATAGCCCCGCCACCAATAGCAGCAGCAACGGCTTTTCGTAATGATGGAGGCATTATTCACCTCTCGCAGCCTTTCGTCTGTCTTCTCTGATTTTGAAATACAGATTTGTCAGATAGGTGAGAAAGCCCAACACAAGGCTTCCAAGCACTCCAATCGCAGCCCACTGTGATGGACTGACCTGATCCAACCACTGCAAAAACCAGTATCCCGCACTACCAGCGGATGTTCCGTAGGCAATGCCAGTTGAGATTTTGTCCATTGATTTCATAGCAACGCCTCCGCAAGTAACGGATTGCGTAGTTCTTATATTGGGAAGGGGGAAAGAAGACCGCAGCGTAACTATCACTGATGAGTTCAGGATAGCCAGTGGCTACGGCTCAGTTTGGGTTGTGCTGTTACTGGGCGGCGATGACGCCTGTACGCATTTGGTGATCCGGTTCTGCTTCCGGCATTCGCTTAATTCAGCACAACGGAAAGAGCACTCAATGCATTTAAACCAAGCCCCATAAAGGAGAATGCTCTTACCTGTTGCACAGATATAAAAAATCCCGAAACCGTTATGCAGGCTCTAACTATTACCTGCGAACTGTTTCGGGATTGCATTTTACAGACCTCTCAGCCTGCGATGGTTGGAGTTCCAGACGATACGTCGAAGTGACCAACTAGGCGGAATCGGTAGTAAGCGCCGCCTCTTTTCATCTCACTACCACAACGAGCGAATTAACCCATCGTTGAGTCAAATTTACCCAACTTTATTCAAAAAGTCAATATCATGCCGTCAATATGTTGCCATCCGTGGCAATCATGCTGCTAACGTGTGACTGCATTCAAAATATTGTCTGCAATTGACTCTTCCTTGTGGCATTGCACCACCAGAGCGTCATACAGCGGCTTAACAGTGCGTGACCAGGTGGGTTGGGTAAGGTTTGGGATTAGCATCGTTACAGCGCGATATGCGGCACTTGCTGGCATCCTTGAATAGCCGACGCCTTTGCATCTTCCGCACTCTTTCTCAACAACTCTCCCCCACTGCTCTGTTTTTGCTATATCAACTGCCCGACCTGTACCGTGGCAATCTCTGCATCTTGCGCCCGGCGTCGCGGCACTACGGCAATAATCCGCATAAGCGAATGTTGCGAGCACTTGCAGTACCTTTGCCTTAGTATTTCCTTCAAGCTTTGCAACGCCACGGTATTTCCCCGATACCTTGTGTGCAAATTGCATCAGATAGTTGATAGCCTTTTGTTTGTCATTCTGGCTGAGTTCGTGCTTACCACAGAATACAGCCATTCCGAATCCGGCTTGTGATTGCGCCATCCCCATAGCAGCCATCACATCAGTACCGGAAAGAGAGTCAGAAGTCGTGGCCCGTGGTGAGTCGCTCATCATCGGGCTTTTTGGCGAATGAAATTTAGCTACGCTTTCGAGTCTCATGCGCCTTCTCCCTGTACCTGAATCAATGTGAGGTTTCCGCAGAACACTGCGCCGGTATCGATATACATCTGGTTGGCAAACTTGAGTGGTTTCACTGCTGGCGTATGACCAAAGATGAACGTGTCCGCGCCTTTGATTTCTTTCACGATCCCGTCTTGTGAGTTGCTGATTCGTTCGCGGTTCCAGATTACCTGCTGATGATCAACTGGCTTTCCAAACTCGTATTCGTCACAAGGATAATCGGCGTGGCAGATGACATATTTTTTATCTTTGCTCACCAGTTCGATGATTAACGGAAGTTCATCTGCTTTATGGGCAAGAGCTTTAGCCAGAATTTCTTTGTCATAATCGAGATTAAAGAACCAGCCACCGCCATTAAGCAGCCAGTGATTGACGTTTCCACGCTCTGATAAGCCATCAATCATCATGTGCTCATGGTTTCCACGTACAGCTCTGAACCAGGGGAATGTGATTAATTCCAGGCATTCAACGTTCTCTGCACCACGATCAACCAAATCGCCAACCGAGATAAGCAGGTCTTTTTTGGTGTCGAATCCAATCGTATCCAGTTTGTTCATCAGGTTCGTGTAGCATCCGTGCAGGTCGCCAGCTACCCAAATATTTCGGTATTTGCTGCCATCAATTCTTTCGTAGATATTCATGCTGCCTCACTTCTGCTGTTTCGCAGATTTTTAAGTTTCTGCTGATACTCCGCCTTGATGGCCCTGCACTCTTCGACAGTCCAGCGATGGCGGTTATGGTTTGATTCGATTTCGTCTACTGCTTCCTGCCCGATGCGATTAATCAGTTCGACGCGATACGGAACGAGATTTCCGCTTTTGTGCTGGTTGCACACCACGCATTGCTTGTGAATATTGCGTTCATCAAATCGGAGTTGAGGTGCCGCAGCAGTTGTCCGGTAATGTCCGGCATCCCACTGAGCAGACGTGAGCGTTCCGCACGAGATACATGGTAAGTCGCGGTCTCTTTCTCTGATGAAGGCGTTTACGGCTTGTTGGGCTTGTTTAATCCAGTAACTGCGGGGCTTTAAGGCGAGTTTTCGAATCTTAAGTTTATCTTTCTGTTTCTGCTCCTCTCGTCGTCGTTTCTTCTCTGCTGCTTTTTCCGCTTTTTCGCGTTCTTTGCTTCGTCGTTCGAGTGCTATCTTTGTTCCACACTCTGGAGAGCACCACCACTGATTAGCGAATGCAGGGTGAAACCATTTCCGACATTCATCGTTTTTACATCGTCTTCGCGCTGGTTTAGCCATCGTCTTCTTCCTCGTACATTGAGCTATTCGGATCGCTCATCAGTTCTGCGCAGCAGTGCTCACACACGTGAACTTCAAGCACATGCAGCTTCTGACCGCAGTTAGCGCACGTTAAAGCCCGCTCGACGCTTTCTTTCTGGTATTGAAGGGATTGGGATGGGCTAAGCATTATTGGATTCTCTGCATCATGAGAAAGACAATCATGGCGGCGCGGAGGGGATTTTCATGTATAGCTCGCTTAGATTTACAGTAGGCCACACCGCGTGCACCCCACTCGTCTTCATCGAGATTGATAATGCTAATCCTGTATTTTTCAATAATCGGCCATGCGTCTGCTGGGTTTACGCATGGGTTAAATGATCCGCGCTCAACTTCTACTTCAACTGCGTCTCCGTTTACAATGTCTCCCTCAAATGAGACAAACACCATATCGCCATTCTCACCTTCTTTGTAATCCGGTGATCCGTTATGAATGGATTCGAATACCGCCACGTTAATTTCAAAATCACTTAACTGTGAATAATCCATTGTCATTTCCTCGCGCGTTCTCTAAGCCACCGGATATCCCACAGGTGAGCCGTGTAATTGAAGGTTTTTACGTCAGATTCTTTTGGGATTGGCTTGCGTTTATTTCTGGAGCGTTTCGTTGGAAGGTATTTGCAGTTTTCGCAGATTATGTCGGTGATACTTCGTCGCTGTCTCGCCACACGTCCTCCTTTTCCTGCGGTAGTGGTAACACCCCTGTTGGTGTTCTTTCACACCGGAGACACCATCGATTCCAGTAAGGTTGATTTGGTCGGAAGCGGTTATCTTCTTTGCATTCACCGCACCGATAACATCGCATCATGCAGCTTCCCTCCCGAAGTCGAAATAAAGCTGCCCTCCAAATATTTCGCATGACTCAGAACAAGAGCCGGTATCGAATCTTTTAGCTCGTACCATGTCCTGATACAGGGCTTGATAATCATTTTCTGAATACATTTTCGCGATACCATCCAGCGACATTCTTCCTCGGTACATAATCTCCTTTGGTGTTTCCCGATGTCCGTCACGCACATGCGATCCCGTGATGACCTCATTAAAAACACGCTGCAATCCCTCCTCATCTTTGCAGGCAAGTCCGATTTTTTGCGTTGATTTTTTAATGCAGAATATGCAGTTACCGAGATGTTCCGGTATTTGCAAATCGAATGGTTGTTGCTTCCACCATGCGAGGATATCTTCCTTCTCAAAGTCTGACAGTTCAGCAAGATATCTGATTCCAGGCTTTGGCTTTAGCCGCTTCGGTTCATCAGCTCTGATTCCAATCCACGTGGTGTAATTCCCTCGCCCGAAATGGTCATCACAGTATTTGGTGAAGGGAACGAGTTTTAATCTGTCAGTGCAGAACGCGCCGCCGACGTATGGAGTGCCATATTTCTTTACCATATCGATAAATGGCTTCAGAACAGGCATTTTCGTCTGAATATCCTTTGGTTCCCATACCGTATAACCATTTGGCTGTCCAGGCTCTGGATTGATATCAACCTGCAATACGGTGAGCGGTATATCCCAGAACTTCACAACTTCCCTGACAAACCGATATGTCATTGGATGTTCACAACCTGTATCCATGAAAACGTAATGCACGTCTTCACCTGCCTGTCGCTTTTGCTCCATTAGCCAGAGCAAATATGCTGACGTCCTGCCACCGGAGAAACTAACGACATTTATCATGCAGCCCTGTCTCCCCATCTTGCTTTCCACTCCAGAGCCAGTCGCGCTTCGTCTGACCACTTAACGCCACGTTCTGTACCGAATGCCTGTATAAGCTCTAATAGCTCCGCAAATTCGCCTACCCGCATTCTGCTGGTTGACTGGCCTATTACCACAAAGCCATTCCCGGCAAGGTTAGGAACAACGTCCTGCTGCTTTAAGGCTGCGGTAAACACACACTTCCAGCTTTCTGCATCCAGCCAGCGACCATGCCATTCAACCTGACGAGAAACGTCACCAAGGCAAGCCCAAAGCTTTCGATTCTGGTCTAAGCTGCGGTTGCGCTCCTGAATGGTTACTACGATTGGTTTGGTTGGGTCTGGAAGGATTTGCTGGATGGCTTGAATGGCGTTCTGCTGATGGATGGGGCTTCTTAGTTCAAACGTTAGTTTCCTCATGGGATGAACTCCAGTGTGCGATGTTAAATTCCCATTTAATTACCTTTGCATACCCAATTTTGAACCCATCAATACCTATCCACCGCTTGCCACTCCAATAAGCTGTACCACTTTGCTTGAAATGATGTGGATGCTTAGATTGAGTGGTCACTGTTACAGGTAAATATGGCTTCGGGTATTCCCCATTCCCTGGATAACCAGATTTAATTCTGCTCATTGATACCCTCTCTCACTTAATCTCCTCCACGCTTCGTTAAACTCATCTCTGGTTGCGCCGGATTTTCTTTCTTCAAACATCATGCATTCGCTGATGTCTCCCCATGACTTTGGTCGCTTTTCAGCGAACAGATCATCCCATTCAAATACCCAGCGGCCTGATTTTCGGTAGTGGTAAATGGTCAGCCATGTTGTGCTGTTCGCTGGATACCCATAGAGAATTTCGACTTTTTGATCACGGTCTTTATGCTTTTTCAGCAGGATAAAGCCAGCAACCAGCGAAGCTCCGGCAAGAATGATGATTGGTATTTGCCAGTCAGCCACACTTCCCTCTCCCCCAAATAAAAAGGCCTGCGATTACCAGCAGGCCTGTTATTAGCTCAGTGATGTAGATGGTCATACGTCAGCCCCTTGTGCATATCGTCTGCCACGCGCAGCAGGTGCATTTGATGCTGTGCAAATCTGTCTGGCTTCATCCTGGTCACATGCAACAAAGTGTCCGTTACAGAACCGCTGGTAAACCGTACCAAGCGAGCCAAAACGGTTTTTCGTCACGATGATTTCAGCAAATGGCGCGGCGCTACTGTTCTCGTCATATACCGCTTCCCGATAGAGCATGATGATTGAGTCTGCGTCCTGTTCAATGCTTCCTGAATCACGCAAATCTGCGTTTGTCGGGCGTTTGTTTGGTCGCTTCTCAACATCGCGCGAAAGCTGGCTCAGGGAGATAACAGGCGTTTTCAGGTCTTTCGCCATCGCCTTCAGGCCTCCGGAGATGTGAGCAATTGCAAGGTCGTTGCGATCTGCTTTCGGCTTCTCAATCAGGCCAAGATAATCCACCATGATGAGTGACAGGTTTGGATTTTCCTGTTTGTGCCGTTCTGCGATTGAGCGTATTTCTTCGACCGATAACCGCGAGGCATCGACTACCCATACATCCAAATCTGCAAGCTGACTCATGCCATTAGCAACGCGCGCCCAGCCTTCGTCATCCATCGAAGCAGGATTTCGCAGCACGCTAACCGACATCCTCCCGGCGTTGGCAATGCTTCGCTCTGCAATCTGCAATGCGCTCATTTCCATCGAGAAAATCAACACTCCGCGCCGGACGTCAGAACCAGGAATAACGCGGCTTGCAACGCCTTCGGCAATCTTCAGCGCCAGTTCGGTTTTCCCCATACCAGGACGAGCAGCGATTATCACAAGGTCTTCTGCGTTCATCCCTCCGGTGATGGCATCAAGTTCTTCGATTCCGGTCTTCAGGGTATCTGACTCTTCTCCGTTCCTCAGACGCCTGTCAAGCGTGTCAGTGTAGTCAGTGATGATTTCCCCTAACCGTACCGGTTTAACCTCGTCACGGGGCTTTCTGATGGCTGAGAGACGCTTTACAAGCTCATCCATCGCCTGACTCGATGCGTCGATGGTTCCGCTCTGAATTGGTTCACGCATTTCATCCATGATTTCCAGCACCAGACGGCGGTGATAGTTATCCGCGACCATTCCGGCATATCCCTTCAGGTTTGCGGCACTCGGGCAGTTTTTGCTGGTCATCAGGATTGACGTGAAATGCTCCTCTCCGCACTCCTCGGCAACCATCAGCGCGTCGATTAAGTTTCTGTTTCGCGCCTGCTTACGGATAACCTCGAAGGCTTTCCGGTAGAGCGGAATTGAAAACGCTTCCGGCTCCAGCGTTGCCAGAACGTCGCTGGCGGTTGGTGTTAATCCACCAATCAGCAGGCCACCGATAACGCTCGCTTCGATATCCTGTCTCATGCAATCCCCCTGTCTGCAAACTTCCCTTCCCGAACTCCCGTTAACGAGTCTTCCCTCAGCAGGTAATCAAAATCGGCCGTCCAGCCCGTGTCGTTGTCTCCGAAGTAAAACGGCTTGGCCTGATGCACAAACGCCCTGACATACGCTCTGAAACCGTCTACGTTTGGCGTTTTCAGTTGCGGGATGATTTTCTTCAGGCGGCGTTTGCGTTTCTCGTTGACCGCAACAGCGTGCGGCAGTCTGTCACCGACTTCGGTGTTGTAGGCGTTCAGGAAGGATTCGTAGTCGATTCGTTCTGCCTTGCGACGTTCAGGTTTAACCTGCCCATCGCCGCCCCCGTTAGGGGGTAAGGGGGTATTTGTATTTATTGTCTTTTGTATATTGTCTTTTGTGTTTAGCTGACTTGGCTTATACCCATTAGCCGACTTGGCTAATGTTTTATTAGCTGTTTTAGCTAATGTTAAGCTGTCCTGGCTAATCCACTGAGAAACCACCTTGTTCACTCCGATTTTCACGCCATCAGCAATGAGGAATTTACGCTCAATAAGCTGGCGCTTGGCAGCGCAAACATGAGTGTGATGAATACCTGTCATGGCTGCTATCTGCGTGTTTGTGAGTCGATCCATCGGCTTATTGAATCCGTATGTCTTGCGCATGATAGCGAGCATCACCTTCAACTGCCGGACGGTTAAATCAGCCATCAGCAGACTGTCGGTAATCTCGTTAGCAACGCGCATGAAACCATCTTCGGTATCTGCCACGCGATGCTCCACGATCTCCAGTTGAGGCCTGTAATCAGCTAACTTAACGACGCCCATGTTTCACTCCTGCTTTGGCTAGTCTGTAAACACCAACAAGGCGCTCTGCGAACGCCCTGTTATTTGCTGCGGCAACCACTAATCCCTCAGGTGAATCAGGGTGTCGAATCTCTTCTTTTTCCTGGTATTTCTTACGACGTTTTGTCATAATTACTCCTGTGGATTGATCCAGTCTTTCTACATCAGGCCTCAAAACTGTTGCAGCAGTCTTGAGGCTTTTCTTTTGTCAGCACCTTGGCTACTTTCTTTGCCAGTTCCGCCAATTCCTCGTCTTCAACACCCCACTCCAGCACAGCCAGAAGCATGGCCATCTTTGGGATAAAACTGTCTTTCCATCGCGAAATTTGCGATTCATTAATCCCTAACGCGTCGGCAACCTTTCGCTGACCACGTACAGCAATTCGATTTAGGATGTTGCTTGTAATTGCATTCGCTTTCTTGCGAGTACTTGTAAGTTGCATATGTAAGTATTTCCTTAACAAATAAGAAGTTATACGCACCAACTGATGCGCGTTGTATTCCCGCATTTCGGCGGGAATGAGGACCATGACTGTTAAAGAGCAATTTGCTTATGCCGCTTTGCGATAAGCACTTTCTTGATACTTCAGGGCGCCAGCTGTAACGACTTCCAGTCGATAGGCGTCTTTCTCTGGGATGACTTCCTTCCACTGAGAGACTGCTGCATCGCTAATGCCTAACGCTTTAGCTACCGCACGCTGGGTTCCGAAGTGGTCGATAACATCTTTCTTGTACATAGACTCGCTCCGAAATTAAAGAACACTTAAATTATCTATCAAAGGAATCTTAAGTCAAGTTTATTTAAGATGTCTTAACTATGAATACACAACTGATGGGTGAGCGTATTCGCGCTCGCAGAAAAGAACTCAAAATTAGGCAGGCTGCCCTTGGCAAGATGGTTGGCGTGTCTAATGTTGCTATTTCCCAATGGGAGCGTTCTGAAACTGAGCCCAATGGCGAAAACCTATTGGCCTTAGCCAAGGCTTTGCAGTGCTCCCCTGATTACTTGTTGAAAGGAGAAGATAGTCTTTCAAACATTGCCTATCACAGCAGGCATGATCCAAGAGGTTCGTATCCTCTAATTAGTTGGGTAAGCGCAGGATGTTGGATGGAAGCTGTAGAGCCATATCATAAGCGTGCAATAGATAACTGGTACGATACAACCGTAGATTGTTCAGAAGATTCGTTTTGGCTGGACGTAAAGGGTGATTCGATGACGGCTCCAGCCGGTCTCAGCATCCCCGAAGGAATGATAATACTCGTCGATCCTGAAGTAGAACCTCGTAACGGGAAGCTTGTAGTGGCAAAGCTCGAAGGAGAAAACGAGGCAACTTTCAAGAAGTTAGTTATTGATGCAGGCAGAAAGTTTCTAAAACCACTTAACCCACAATATCCGATGATTGAGATCAACGGGAACTGCAAAATCATCGGTGTAGTTGTCGATGCAAAAATAGCAAACCTTCCATAAGGGGCATTCGCCCCTTTTTTCTTTCCTTTAAAAATCAAAGCAAAACTTAAGCGCCACAATAAAATTTAAGTTTTCTTCAAAAATACCCTTGATCATTAATTAAAGAAATCTTAAATTTAAGCCATCAGCAGGACGCTGGTAGCCAAACGGAACAGATTGGCAGGCTCTTTAACATTGATGGGATTGTCCCGCCGAAATGCGGGAACCAAAGAGTAGTTGGCTTTGGGGTGATGTGAAGTGCAGCAGCGCGACAGCATCAGGGAGTTAACCTCCCTCCCCCCCGTCACGTCACCGCTAAAGTCAATCATCGGAGGTCAACATGACAGTAGTCATTACATATCTGGCTGACGATAACGCCAGAAATCGCCGCAGAGCACGCAGACAGGCTCAACGTGAACAAGCAATGAAAGAACAGCGACTGGCGCGGAAGATTGCGCTAAAGCTCTCTGGTTGCGTCAGAGCAGACAAAGCAGCATCACTTGGCAGCCTTCTCTGCAAGAAGGCAGATGAAGTCGAGCGTAAACAGAACCGTATTTACTACAGCAAGCCACGCAGTGAAATGGGTGTGACTTGTGTCGGTCGCCAGAAAATGAAATTAGGCAGCAAACCACTTATTTGAGGTGAGATATGGAAGAAGAATTTGAAGAGTTCGAAGAGCATCCGCAGGATGTGATGGAACAATACCAGGACTATCCGTATGACTACGACTATTGATAAGAATCAATGGTGTGGACAATTCAAGCGATGCAATGGATGCAAGCTGCAATCGGAATGCATGGTTAAGCCTGAAGAAATGTTTCCTGTAATGGAGGATGGGAAATATGTCGATAAATGGGCAATACGAACTACGGCAATGATTGCCAGAGAGCTTGGTAAACAGAATAACAAGGCTGCCTGATGGTGGCCTTTTTTTTTGGCATAAACAACAGAATAAACACTGCACTGTGTATTCATTCCAACGAGTGAATACACGGAGCAATGTCGCTCGTAACTAAACAGGAGCCGACTTGTTCTGATTATTGGAAATCTTCTTTGCCCTCCAATGTGAGGGCGTTTTTTTTGACGGAGGAATTATGAAAATTACAGATATTCTGGTTAATCCAGATAATTACGACCAATTCAATATCTCTACTAAATCGGTTGATTTGGGATGTGCAACTGTCAGCGCATGGCTACTTAATGGTAAACAGTTGGATAAATGCCTTGATGCACATATGACGGTTAACAGCTTCCTTGCAGAAAAGACACACTGGCAAGATGCTGGAGGGAAATATGCTGGATGGCTTGAAAGCATGGGATTTGAATATCAATCTGATGAAGGTTGGTGGAGCCTTATAGCTGTAACGCCTGAGACAATAGAATGCTTCGTTAAATACTCCAACGACGATGACTATAAACACCAGGTAGATTCTGCGATAGAAAGATATAAAAGAAAATCATTCAACCACGAAATATCATCAGTTCTTGATTTCATAGAAGTTTTCAAATAAGCCGCCAAGCGCGGCTTTACCGCATACCAATAACGCTTCACTCGAGGCGTTTTCGTTATGCAATCAAACAGAAGGAGTTACCCATGATGCACTTTCAGCTCGCGGGTAGCGGCGTCATGTCCGCTTTCTACCCGCACGAATCTGAATTATCACGCCGAGTTAAACAATTAATCAGAACAGCAAAGAAACAACTGGAGGCGTTATGCGCAATGAAATAGCCATTAATCACCAGATGCTTCGTGCTGCACAGAACAAAGCAGTAATAGCCAGATTTATTGGTGATTCAAAAATGTGGCTTGAAGCAAATAAAGCGATGAAATCAGCTATCAACCTTCCATGGTATCGCAGGAAATGAGCTTTACAGATAACTGGTCAGACGAAGAATTCATTCGTCAGATGAAAGAATTAATCGGTAACGAAGGAGATATTCATGTCACTTGCAACCACAGTGAAGGAGAGCAAGTTACAGAGACGCATGTACACGCAGAAAGCTCTCTGGTATCGCCATAATGGTGACCGCGAAGGAATGCGGGTATGCCTTAATTTGTCCCGAGTCGAAGTATTAAACCAGCGTTATTTCCTTGGGCCATGTCCATTCTGAGGTGAATTATGGATTTGAATAAATTCGATGAGCCATTCAGCCCTGAAGATATCGAATGGCGAATACAGCAAAGCGGTAAAACACGCGATGGAAAAGTGTGGGCTATGGTGCTGGCTTATGTCACGAACAGGGCAATCATGAAACGCCTGGACGATGTTTGCGGCAAAGCAGGATGGCGCAATGAATACCGCGATATTCCCAACAACGGCGGAGTTGAATGCGGCATATCAATCAAGATTGATTCCGAATGGGTAACCAAATGGGATGCTGCTGAAAACACGCAGGTAGAAGCCGTCAAAGGTGGTCGTTCCGGTGCAATGAAGCGTGCTGCCGTTCAGTGGGGAATCGGTCGGTATCTGTATAACCTTGAGGAAGGTTTCGCACAAACATCTCTCGATAAAAAGCAGGGGTGGCACAGGGCAAAACTGAAGGATGGAACAGGATTTTACTGGCTCCCTCCATCGCTGCCGGGATGGGCAATCCCAGCATCAGATAACAAACCATCACCAGAAAATACCAACCAGAAATCTCCATCGGTTGACTGCGAACAAATCCTGAAAGACTTCAGCGATTATGCGTCAACAGAAACTGACAAGAAAAAACTCATCGAGCGTTATCAGCGTGACTGGCAATTAATGGCTGGCAACGAGGAGGCGCAGGCTAAATGCGTTCAGGTAATGAACATCAGAGTTAACGAACTAAAACAGGCGGCATAAATGGCAAGCAGAGGCGTAAATAAGGTGATCATTATTGGTCGCCTTGGGCATGATCCAGAAATCAGATATTCACCATCAGGAACGGCATTTGCAAACCTTACCGTTGCTACGTCAGAACAATGGCGTGATAAGCAAACTGGAGAGCAAAAGGAGCAGACGGAGTGGCACCGTGTGGTAATGAGCGGGAAACTGGCAGAAATTGCCAGCGAATATCTGCGAAAAGGCTCTGAGGTTTATCTTGAAGGCAAATTGCGGACAAGAAAATGGCAGGATCAAAGCGGACAGGATCGGTTCACTACCGAAGTCATCGTGGGCGTTGGTGGAACCATGCAAATGCTTGGTGGCAAGCAAGGAGGCAATGAACAGTCTTCACCTCAGCGAAATAACGGTCAGCAACAAAGACAGCAACCTCAGCAGCAAGGGAATCACAGCGAACCACCTATGGATTTTGACGACGATATCCCCTTTGCACCAGTAACTCTCCCCTTCCCTCGTCACGCTATTCACGCAATTTAAGGACTTACATGAATCACTTAATGGTTGACCTTGAAACAATGGGCAACGGGCCATACGCGCCAGTTATTTCTATTGGGGCGGTATTCTTTGACCCGAATACCGGAGAAACAGGAGAAGAGTTCTCGGTAAATATCTCGCTTGAGTCATCAATGCGATATCGGGCACGTCCTGACGCTTCAACGATTTTATGGTGGATGGAACAGAGTGAAGAAGCCAGAAAATCGCTAACCAGCAACACTCAAGAGCTTTCAACGGCTCTTTCATGGTTATCTGAATTCATCATAAAGAACGCCAACCACAAACTCGTTCAGGTTTGGGGGAATGGAGCATCATTTGACTGCGTTATTCTCCGCAACAGTTATTCGCTGACAGGGCAGCCAGTTCCGTGGCAGTGGTGGAATGACCGCGACGTAAGAACAATCGTCGAACTTGGGAAGGTAATAGGATTCGACCCTAAGCGAGATATGCCATTCAAAGGAACTCGCCACAACGCGCTTGATGATGCCATTCACCAAGCCAAATACGTTTCAGCGATCTGGAAAAAGTTAGCTAAATAATCAACAGGAGAAAACCATGCCAGCGCCTCTATATGGTGCGGACGACGCGCGCCGCTGTTCCGGCAATTCCGTATTGGAGGTGCTGGATAAATTCAGAAAAAACTACGACCTGATAATGTCGCTACCGCAGGAAACGAAAGAGGAAAAGGAATTTCGCCATTGTATATGGCTTGCAGAGAAAGAAGAACGCGAGCGAATTTACCAGACATCAATCCGACCATTCCGCAAAGCCACATATACCCACTTCCCTGAAATTGACCCGCGCCTGCGTAATTACCGCTCACGCTATGGTGCTATCAGTAATGACTGAGGAATTTACCATGAGAGGACTTGCATACAATCCCGGCATTCTTCCGGCAGAAATGATTATTCGCCAACGCGTAAAGCCAATGCCATCGAGAGAGGAATTACTTAAGCGAGAGAGTTTCGGTTCTGTTAATGACAACAAATATCTGAATGCGATGCAATCAATTGGATGTCGCTGCCAGAACCGCTGCAGGAGGTGAGTCAATGAGCTGGCCTGAAGCATTCGCAACGGTAGGAATTGCAATGGCGGTAGCACTGGTTGTGTTTTCGATTTGCCGCTGGGGTGATAAGTAGAATAGCGCGGGGCATCGTGCGCCACGCTCATTTGATTATTTATTGGGGATAATATCCTGAAGTGTGACGTTCATTTCTTTGTCTGTATCTGTATCTGTTTTTTTGAGGTGATATGTAATGTCGCCATTTTTAATAATGTGCAACACAAGCCATTCTCCATTTTTTTCACGTAAGTGAACAATACTGTTTTCTGATATGCCATACACTGTCATTTCTATGCCTTTTGTGTTGTGTGAACAATGAGTATAGCTGGGAATGAGACAAATGAATAGTGAGATAAAAAGCAACAGCTTATTTCTGTTGAGTTGCATAACGGCATCTGGCTTGAATTTCACCACCATCTTAGATTATTATTACCGCCCCCTATACTTAACTGTAATAATAACTATCTGATAAACCTGATAGTTATTATTTAATATTTAGTGTGATAGGAGACTGTATGGTTAAAGATAAAAAAGCTGAAGAACTTGAAAATAAAGGGCTTTGGCGCAGAGCTGCGGCTCGCTGGCAAGATGTGCTGATGGATTATCGTCAGGAGACTCAGACAGACCAGCGGATGTATATCCAGAGGCAAATTCAACGTTGCATTAAATCGGCTACATTAAAAAATGTAAGTTCAAGAGAAGTCGCGACCTCAAGAGCATTACGCAATGCAGCAATACGCGTAGAGAAAGAAATGGGAATACATCGCAATCGCAAGGTTGCACATGATGAACTATATACCTATCGGGAAAGGTAAATTAAATAATGTGATAGCGTTAAGAAAATTTTTATAAATTGTTTATATGTGACGGGTTAATCGGGGTATTACAGACATTCTTGATAAGACAATAAATATTTAAAAAATCATTGACATAGTCTATCAAAAATATGCATGTTTTATTTCTACATCGTAATAGTGTACAGGTATATGAATTCGCCCATGCTGATGGAGCTTACCGTGGTGGCTACACCTTGCAGCCAAAAGTGAATAAGATATGAGGATTCGCCTCATTAATAACACCGACAAGCACCCGGGGAATTATTTGAATTGCTCATTAGCAGAGTGTGGAGTTTCCGTATGGGATGAGTTCGATGTGATGCATAAAACTGTTTACGGCTATGTCGCAATACATAACGGAGAAGAGTTATTTATTCGTCGGTCAGAATACGCGGGATTGATATAAACGAAGCATCCGCACTTCGGCGATAAACCGGTAAAGGTATTCGCGATAAAGGTAAATATCGGCAATAAATAACAATCCTCGCACTCGCGGGGATTTCTTTTATCTGAACTCGCTACGGCGGGTTTTGTTTTATGGAGACAAGAAATGTCAGATTTGGCTATGAAGATTTTGAAATGGCAAACGACTGGCGATGTCGGCATCAGTAGCGCAACTCTTGCCTCAATCGCATGTGGACTGAAAAAGAATATCTATGGTCATCACTTCGGCGCTCCACATGACGCAGCCGATTTCCGACGATGCGTTGCACTTGTTGAGCAGATTCCAGAAATCAGAGATTCATTCGACAAGGTTGCAAAGCGCGTTCCGGCATTCAAAGGCATCCTCAACGAATGGGATTCCCTCGTTGCTCTGTTGAAGTCTGAAATGAAGATACACGGAAACAAAGCACCAGAGACTTACAGAAGAATCAGAGAACTACGCAAGGACTAACTATGGAATCATACAGCCTCACACTCGATGAGGCCTGACAGTTTCTCAAGATCGCCAGATCTACCGCAACCGACAATAACCGCCACTGAACGGTTTATTTCTTTATGGAGAAACCATACAAATGACAATCAATATTCAGCCGATTCTAATAAACCGCGAGCGTGTTCAGGAGATGCTTGGTGGTATCTCCAGAACTACTTTTTACCGGAAGCGTAAACAGTGGGAGCAATCAGGGACACCATTCCCTCGGGAAGTGGAAGAAATCCACCCACCGAAAGGCGGCGCCCTCTTTCGCTACAAGGAAGTTATTCAGTTTTGCAAAGATAAAGGATTGATTTCCGAACACTCTTGA